TGTATTCTTAAATAATTCATATCCTTGTTGCACAAGTTCCTTATTAGGGATATCTTTTTTCCATTCTTGTTTTTCACATTTCTCGCCATAGGTCGTAAAACAACGTATTGCATATTCTGAGTCCGTTACAATAACTATAGTCTTACCCGCATCCACATCCTTTTCTATAATAAAATAAGAAACAATAATAGCGAGAAGTTCTGCTCTATTATTGGTTTGCTTACCAGTGATTCGTCTAGAGACGTTACGAGAATCATTGTCCTGAAAATAAATACCAATACCAGCCTTTGCAGTTTCTTTTCCGTTATTTGTGCATGCACCATCTGTATAAACGTAATAATCAGTCATTATAGTATATATAGTAGTATGTTTAAATGTTTCTTATATAATTTTAATTAACCTAATAAAATAGAAACACACATTATATAACAGTAAATGCGGTTAATTATATATATATTTTTAGGTTTATGTTTTAAATGAACTCATCTATTATATATGTATATTTAGGAATAGTGATGATCATTGTATTAGCAACCACCTTTTACGTAAGAACTATTAAATCAAAATTAGATACAAAGGTAGACGCAATGTTTCAATTGGTTCAATCTTTAGTGAATGAAGTAAATCAATTAAAAATGAGTCAGACTAACGTATCTAAACCTAAAGAGGTTATTGAATTAGATATAAATTCTAGTAATAAACAAGAAATATATAGTGAAAGTTCCGATAATGAAACATCAGATAGCGAATCTTCGGACAATGAATCTGATGACGATAACGATTCTCCTCATGAGGTAAATACACATAATAATGTATCTGTAAAACCGGTAGAAATAAAGGTAGAACCTGTAGATGTAGATGTAGATGTAGATGTAGAAGCAGTAGAGGTAAAAGTAGAAGCAGTAGAGATAGATGTAGAACCAATGGATGTAGAAGAATTGCTTTCGACTACTGAACAAGTAAAAAAAGTTGTGATAGAACCAGAAGATCAAAACTATGAATCATTTACAGTTAAAGAATTAAAAGAATTAGTCGTAGCCAAAGGAGGTAAAACAACCGGTAAAAAAAAAAGTGAATTAATTGAGTTTTTATTATCTTAAGGTATTATAATGAACTGGGGAACTTGCAAACAAGGTAGCAATAATATACATTTTGATTTTCCTCCTATAATGAGTGATGGAAGAAATTATTCTTCATGGCAACCTAATGCTGAAATGAATAACGAACTTATTAAAACGTATAATATTAAAAGTAATGCTGACTATAGAGCATTTTTAACAAAAAATGCAGATAAGATTATTAAGCAAAATCAATTAATTGCTTGTGGTGGTTGCTGTAATTGCTTAAAAACACGGCAAACTACCAAAACATCAAATAGTCCTTATCTTTATCGTTCTTGTACCGATTCTACTCAACCCTATGGTTACGAAACCAGTGATTTAAAAGAAATGTATTTATCTAGGGAACAATTAAGTCGTAAGAATCAATTATCAGGTATAACTCAAGAAGAATATATCAAGATGAATGATCCTCATTCTTCCGCAAAAAAATAAATTAAACAAATAGAATAATCTTATATCAATGAATATTTTATCTATTGATATTGGTATAAAACATTTAGCACATTGTTTATTGCATTTAGAAAATAACAAAGTTACTATACTAGACTGGGAAGTAGTCAATTTAACAAATGAAGAACCACCCATATGCCAAATTTGTGGGAAAAAAGCAACCTATGAATCTAGTGCAGGTAAATATTGTAAAATTCATATACGCAAACAACCTTATTGTTTAATGTCAAAGGATTATCCTTTAGAAAACCTATCTAAGAAATCATTTAGTGAATTAATAAAAATAGTAGAACATTACCAAAAAACAAATCCTTTAGTTGACCTAGAATGTAATAATAAAAACAAAACACTTTTATTAAAAGATATAAAAAAAATAAAAGATACAAAAATGTGGATGCCTATTAAAAAATGTATTACAAAAGAATATGATCTTGTAACTTTAGGCAAAACCATTCAAAGCAAATACGATGAAAGATTTAATAATTTTACTATACACACAATACTAATTGAAAATCAATTAGGTAATATAGCACCTAGAATGAAATGTATTCAAGGTATGGTTACCCAATATTTTATTATGAAAAATCACGAGAAAATAGAATTTGTATCAGCTACCAATAAATTAAAACGATTTATAGGAAAAAGTAGCAAATATGCTGAACGTAAAAAAAAAGGAATAGAAGTTACAAAGCAATGCTTAGATAAGCATGAAGAATTAATTACTTGGAAATCTCATTTTGCAAATCACAAAAAAAAAGATGATTTGGCGGATGGTTTTCTACAAGGAATATGGTATATAGAAAACAATATATTAAATGCGGAATACTTAAAATTATAAGTTCTAGTTATTTCATAATGAATCAACCGGATATTATAGAAATAAGTTCATCGGAACAAAACAAAGAAATAGACATTTCTACTCCATCAGTAAATTTTGGTGGAGGTATTGAATTACTTATGAATGAAAAAAAAAAAGATGGCACTAAAAGTCCTACAAGTGATATTAATATTAGTGATTTAACTAATCTTGAAAATGAACTAAACGATCTTAGTAAAGATATAAATACAACAACGGAAACATCAAGCGATACGAATCCATTAGATATTAGTAAATCAAATATATTTTCCAGTATTTTACCTGGTGATGAAAAAAAAGAAAATATTAATATTGAACCGGTTCCACCAAGAACTGTTTCTTTTGAAAACCCGGCACCCACTACGAATAACGTTGATTTGGGTAAATCTGCTGCTAGTGATATAAATGGATCTGCAAAAACCTGGGATGGTTACAGTAAATTTAATAATATACCAATTGATCCAGATAAACCAACACCTCCAAAAGAACCTGAAATGTCAAAAGAAGAATTATTGAAAGCAAAGTTTGAATATTTAAGAAAATTAGAGTCCTTAGAAAAAAAGGGCGCTAACTTAACCAAACAATATACTATGGAATCATCATTAGCAGAAATGCAAGGTGAATATGAAACTTTGATGAGTGAAAAAGAGCGTAAAAATTCTGTTCAATTTCAAGGAAAAATGTTAATGGCGTTTATTACGGGAATTGAATTCTTAAATAATAAATTTGATCCTTTTGATTTTAAACTAGATGGTTGGGCGGAACAAGTCAATGAAAATATTACGGATTACGATGAAATTTTTAGTGAACTACATGATAAATATAAATCTAAAGCAAAAATGGCACCGGAAATAAAACTATTGTTTCAATTAGGTGGTAGTGCTTTAATGTTACATATGACGAATACCATGTTTAAATCTGCCATGCCTGGTATGGATGACATTATGAGACAAAATCCAGTATTAGCACAACAATTTACTCAAGCTGCTATGAATTCCATGGGAGATCAAAATCCTGGATTTTCTGACTTTATGAATAATGTAATGAATCAAGATGATACACAAGGACCACCACCACCCATGAAAACAAAAAATATGTCACCACCTAGAAGAAATAATAATAACGTTTCCACGTCTTTAGATCCTGATACCAATTCAGGTGTAAGTGCTAAATCTGGTTTTGCTTCTGTATCTAAGGGTCCAGAAAAAACCACAAGACGTCCTCGAGCAGAAATGACAGGACCCAAATTACAAGGAGGGTCTTCACCCGATATTAGTAATATATTAGAAGGATTGAAAACAAAAAAAGTAGATGTTAAAAAAGATGATTCCAGCACCATTAGCATTCAAGAATTAAAAGAAATGCATGCAGATATGGGTATAGGTAAATCAGGTAAATCAAAACGCCGTAATAAATCCGACAGTAGTAACACCATTAGTTTGGATATTTAAATTACACTAATATAAAGTATATACTTTGTATATTTTATATTAGAAATATATTACTTTAACTAACTATTTATTAATGTGGTTAATAGACGATTAATTTGATCAAGTCATTGTTGTAATCTCGCGGGGTATTATCAAATCAAATGTATATTTTCTCCTATGACCTGGTTCTATTTTTACAGTTAGTTTGTCGCCTCTTGCAGTTTGGTAAACGATATCCGGATAATAGTCGATAGGTCTATCTGGATTATAAGTTAATTGATAATTAGCAATAGCGAGGGTTCTGTTAAAATTATATGTTACATTGTTGATAGTAGTCATAATCATTTCTCTAACTGTACCTTTTATACCATCTTTTACTTGTCTTAGTGTGTCGTCAGCACCATCATCTTGTTCTTCTTGTAAAATCCCTGCAATAGCATCGCTTCCAAAATCTTGTGAACCCTCAAGATCAGCGATAAAATTTGTTTCTGAGGAAATAAAACCTGTATTTCCAAACCCATCATCTACGGCAGTGGCAAAGATTGCAGTTCCTAAACTTGCATCTTCAGTTCTAAGTGTTGCTAGGGAAAGTACAACTTGATCTTGATCGGTATCAGCATCATACCAAGTAACATTTATATCATCTGCATCTGATATATCAAATGAAAATTCGTAAGTAACTTTTTCTTGGGTTATCTCTTCAACATCCTCTTTTAAATCATTAAGACTTGCATCTATCTCTTCAACATCATCTGTTAAATCATTAAGACTTGCATCTATCTCTTCAACATCATCCGTTAAATGATTAAGGCT